CATGTAGCCCGTCGCCGTGTTCGTTATGTAGCGCGGGAACGCGTGCACAAGCCGGTTATTAGGCGCGTGCGGCCAGGCTTCACGCCGCAATATATCATGCTCGCCAAGGTAATACTGTTCCAGTCGCACGAAGCGCGGGATCCTGCGCTGGTGCTCGTTTATGCAGCTGCGTAGCATGTCTGTCGTTACTTCCGCGCCGCGTGGGCGGATGATTCTTTGTATTGCCAATTATATCAGCCCCTTGTAATTTGCTCGGTTGCGTGCGCGGATAACGCCTTTTTCCGCAACAATGGTCGCCACAAAATAGCGGAAATCATCCATTGCATGATCTGCGACTTTGATTGGCTTTTCTTCCTGCGCTTTGGCATCCCATGCGTAGGCTCCAACTTCGAGCAAAAACGCTTTGCAACAGGCGCATATCTTCACATAGCCAAGTTGCAATGCGCTTGCGCATTTCCGTATGCCTTCAACGACCGCGTTGTCCGCGTGTATAACACGAAACGCGCGGCGTTTGCCAACCAACGCAATAAAGCTCGCTGCGGACGGGTCAATGATAACAGCCGTAATTTTCACGTCGCCGGCCAACTTAACAAGCTCGTCATAATACTCCTCGTCCGTCTTTTGCTCGCGGCTGTCACGCCCAGAATGGTAGTATTCGCGCAGACGATACCACACGCCGCCACACAAGCCCCACAGCGCCATCGAGGTCGCGTTCTGTATGCCATAGTCCATAGATATGTAATGCTTCATGCACGCGCCCGGCGGCGCTTCTACGACGTGCACAGCGCGGTTAAACTCCGGGTATATCAATCCCTCAGCAACCGACCACTTGCCAAGGATGTAACGGTCATAAAAAACGCCTGTGTATTCGCGCTTGATATTTTCCAAATATTCCGGCTCAAGCGTCGTGTTATCGTCAATCAAGAACCTAGCATGATACAGACTTAGCCCTTTGATTTTGATTGTCTCCGGCGACAAATACCCCTTCCAAAGCCAATGCAAGGGCGAATCCGGGTTTGTCGTTGCAAACAGCTTCGCGCCAGACATGCTTAGCCGGGAAAGCAACATAGCAAAGAAATCCTCCGGGAACAACGTCAGCTCGTCGCAGTACGCGCCCAGCAGTGTCAAACCTCGTATCTTCGCCTCGCTACGCGCGTCGCTCGCGCCCTCAAGCAGCACCGGCTTGCCAAATATCCGCGCCGTTTTGGCTGATGTGTTGTAGCTGATATTCTTCGCGCCGAATTGGTCAACTAACAAATCAAGCACGTTCCGCTTCAAGCTTGTTATCGTTTTGCCGCACATAAGGAAGTTGCCGCCGCGCTCCTGCGAGGACAGCCACAGCGCCCATATAACGGCCGTTATCCATGTTTTGCCGCTGCGCACGCTGCCATCGTAGATATTCAGCCGCGCCAGCTCGCCACGTTTGAACACGGCCACTTCCTCGGCCTGTCGTGCTGTGAATACACTCATATCTTCTTCACCGCCTCCAGAATGGCGTCGGTCATGCCGCTGGACAATGTATCGGTTTCGTTTGTGCGCCAGCCGAAATTGCATTTTAGTGTAAACTCCGCGCCCCTTGCGCCGTCACGGTCAAAAAGGCGGGATTCAGCGTAGGCTTCCACGCGTAGCCTCGCGCGCGTTATAGTGTCAGAGAATGCCTTGTTTTTCGCCTTGTAATCAACAAACGACTGGCGCGAGGCGAAGCCCATAGCGGAAGCAAGACCCGCCATTGTCGCAGGCTCTCCGCGCAGATTTTCAAAATACATATCAATTACTTCTTGCATTTCCGCTGCGTTTTTATACTTAGGCACACCCGCCACATCGCCACCTCCTCCCGGCATCAACTAAAACGGCACAAGCCGAGGGAGGGTTGGGGGCTCCTTTGGCTTGTGCCGATTTCTACGATATAATTTTACCACAGAAAAAGCGGACAAAACGGACAACTTGTGTTTTGGTATTAAATTATGCTGTTATATCGTACACCACATGGTAATTCTTGCTCTCGCCTTCAATTGTTGTTGGATATCCCCGTTCAAGCAACCATGCTTCAAGCTTATCAACAGCCGATTCGGCGTACTTCATGACAGTTCCTTGCCACTTTCCTGTCTGGTTGACTTCCTCTAAAAATTCTTTCGCGTCGTCCGCAGAAAGATTCAACTTCTTAAAGATTTGCGAAACCGCCGTATAAGCAGGGTTGCCTGTACTTGACATTATACCGAGCCGCTTAGCAATTTGCTTTGTGTCAAAATACATCTTTTCGGCGGAAATATCGAACGGAAGCATTACCCCGGCTTGTGCATATAGCCCCTTCACTGTGAGAAGGCGGACATCCGAGTCGAGCTTGGCCTGCTCCATGTACTGGCCGATGATTTTAACGGCGTTGTTCACGCTGGACAGGTTCGTCTTTGGCTCCTTGGCTTTCTTTGGCGTTTCATATTTGCCGGTTTTGCGGATAGCGGGGAGGACTTCATGTGTTACCCAGCGTTTGAACTTCTTCGCTTCCGGCTTGTCAGAGCGAAGGATTACGCTGTAAAGGCCGGGTTCATTTACGCAGAGCATTTCACGGGTCTGGCCACCTGACACGAATTTGATTCGTGTCAGCTCATCCACTTCCAAGCGCTCAGCTACCTTGTTTGTATCCGAAAGCCCTAACACATCACAAACATCTTTCAAAACCCACCACGGTTCGTTGTTAACCGTCACCGTGCGTACTTCATTACCCTCATAGTTAAAAATCGTCATATCATTCATGCAACAATATCCTCCTTCATAACTTTATCTAACATCGGCGTTATTGGGCGGGGAAGCTCTACGCCGTACTCGAATTGTAACCGCATAGCCAGCCGGAAACCGTCTATAAAACCTTCCAGATTATGTTCGTAAGCGATTGCGCCGATGAGGTCGTCAAGCCTATTTACATCGTTAGAATCTCCGGCAATATGTTTCTTAACAAATGCCTCCATATCATCACGTGCCTGTTCTGCCGCTGGCGTGTTTGTACGTTGCAATTCCGTCGCGTCGTACAGTTCCTTAATTACGTTCATATAAAAACCTCCCGCATAATGGTTTGACAGGAGATTATACCCGTGATATAATATTTCACGAGAGCAATCTCCGAGTGAAACAGTCCGTTATCCGTCCAAAGATAAACGCGGGCTGTTTCTATTTTTTTGTCTTTTCGTACTGCTCATCTATTCCCCGTCGTACCACTTCGGAACGACTTGCTTTTTCCTCCTCGCACACGCTGTCCAATTTACCAAGCGTTGCGGAATCGAGTCGTACCCTAAGCATATAATCTTTGGGATTGTCCGTGAGCTTAGTACCTTTTTCCATAGCAGACACATGTTCACCTCCTCTTTGTTGCTACAAACATAGTATAGCTTGTAGCAACAATCTTGTCAAGAGGTTTTTATATAAATTTTCATTCCCCGCCAAAATACCTTGAAACCATCTTCCTTGGCGTAGCCTCATTACAAGACCCCAACCACAAGGCCACCTGCTGCCATGAAAGCCCCTGCGAATACCGCAGCATAACAGCCTGCCGCACTTGGCTGTCCTCAATGGTGTCGATGAACGCCTCTGCGGCCAGCACGCACTTTTCCAGCCTTAACGTACGCTTTCGCAACCTGCGAATCAATTTTATAGGTGTACCGCGTATAAGCACTTGGTGCGGCACATAGGGGTATTCATCACCGGAGGCCGTCACGGAATCAACAGCCATTGTGTCGGCTTCCTTCTCGATGCGTGTTCTCAATGCCTTGATTTCCCGCCGCATGTCATGCAACTGCTCCAAATCCTGTATTGTCAAACCCTCGCCCCCCGTGGTATAATCATAGCGTATCCAATACCACGGGGCGTTCGCAACGTCCGGGCAAGGGGAGCGTCATCTTCCTTTGCCTTTTTTTATTGCTGGCGTTGCGTGTTGGCTATTCGGCTTCTGAATCCGCGTCTAATAAATTTACGCTTACCAATCGCCCATCAGCACGAAGTGCTATGTCTACATAACGCCCGCAACCCTTGCATCTATACACCCTTGTTCCATTTAGCAACCAAACATTGTAAAAGCGATGCCCGCACTCCGCGCATTCTCCAAACGACTCTTCCAATGTCTGTACCTCGTTGTCCTTATCGCAACGTCTGCAATGCAGGACGCTTCCGGCGCCGAAATCCGAACCTTGCAAAACGGTCGACACATGCCCGCACTCGCATTTCATGACGCATAGCTTCCGTAACCGCTCATGCTGCGTGGATGCCGTTGCAATGTTGCCTGGTACGCTTGGCACAGCAGCGTTGCTGCTTGGTACATCTGCCCCCTCTATAGCCTTTTCTACAAGAAGCCGGAATACGTCCCGCGAAGCGCTGTCATGTATATCAGCAGTGAAACGAATGTTTTTCCCAAGTATTAGTGTTGTTTTCATATATCTTTACCCCTTCCGCCTATCGGCTAACCCTTGCAGCCTCCGCCCTATCGCCGTCCACGCTCCCAAGGGCGCGGATAGTCCGCAGGGGTTGCACGAAACGTCATGTGAAAGACAAATACCGCTGTCGTCGTTTATAACGCTCGCCTCGACAATCGGCGCTGCGCCGCAGCACGGGCAACAGTAGAGGTCTATTTCGGTTCGTGTTGCGATTGACGCCGGCGCGGTGCGTATTGGTGTGTAAAGCAGTGGGTGGTTTATCATGTCCGGAGCCGACGCTCCTACCACGGGAATAATTTCAAGGTTTTCCACCCGCTCGGTAAACTTATCTTTGGCACGCGTTACATTCACGCAGTTCTTTCCGGCTTCAATAAACTCATCACTAACAACATAAAGTGTTTCGTTGTCCGGGTCACCGGCAATTCTAACCCTCTTTCCGATTTTCATTTTGTGGCCTCCTGTTCCGTTACGCGCATTCTTTCGCGCAATATCTCGTAATCGCTTTGTGCTTGAATGTCATAGTCCGGAGCCCACGTCAATGTATTCCAACCTCGCGCTGTGCCGTTATTGTAAAATATAACGTCCTCATATTCACCGGGCTCGTCAAGGTTTTTCACCTTGAATCCAGTTTTTGTTTGCTTAGCAAATTCACAGCGATACGCCCTAACATCACGGATCCATGGCCTTGCATCATAAAACACATAGATAATTTTTGCCATCCCCTACACCCCCACATAATCCTTCACCCGCTCAAACTCATAAACCCAAACCCACGGTTTCGCTTCCCAACCAAAGCCGAGCTTGGCGTAGATGCTATCCCATGCCGTGCGGAAGCTGTTCCTTGTAAACGCGGCAACCGTTCCGTCGGTTTTGCGATAAACCTTCTCAAACCCTTCACGCACGGCATCGTCTTCCGCTATATCTTGCACTCGCTCCACCCTAACACCCGTCACCCGCAGGAATATCCGCGCGGCGGCTAAATCCATACCGCCTATCCCGCTAAACAGTGATAGGTGCGTCCGCATGCTGCCAATCATCCTCCGTTATCTCAATCTCTACGTAGCCCCGCCGGGCGGGGCTTGTGCTTCTCCACACGTGCCTTTACCGCCTGCATTAAAGCCTCCTGCCGATCGGCCTTGCCCTCTAAAGCAGTCATCACGTCCTCGTCAATCGTGCCCTTCGTAATCAAATGATGCACGATCACTGGCTGCGTCTGCCCCTGTCTATGCAAGCGGGCGTTCGCTTGCTGGTACAGCTCAAGGCTCCACGTAAGACCGAACCACACAACGATGTGCCCGCCGGCTTGCAGATTCAACCCGTGCCCGGCAGAAGCCGGATGCGCGAGTAATAACGGGGATCTTCCCGCGTTCCACTCTCGTATATCCTCCGAAGTTAAGAGATCACGGGGGAGGTAGGGCTTTAACTTTCTGTGTATCCGCGTGCGATCGTGTTTATACGCATAAAACACCAACACAGGCGCGCCATTCGCCGTGTCCAATATCTCCTCCAGCGCCGAAAGCTTCTCGTCATGGACATCTTGCGAGATGCCGTCGTTGTCATAGACCGCGCCATTTGAAAACTGTAATAGCTTGTTTGACAACGCTGCAGCGTTCGCCACATCAACATCGCCCGTAATCAACTCAAGAACCTGCGCTTTTTCAAAATCATCGTACAGCTGCTTCAACTTATCCGGCAGCACAATATTGACGCGGCGATCCAGACGCGGCGGCAGTTGTAAAAAATCCTCCGCCTTCATGCTGATACAAATATCCGATATCTTTTCATATATCCGCCGTTCACTATCAGCACGGGGCTTATAGTCAAATACAATTTGCCCGTTCGTCCGCCCCGGCGAAAAATACTCCTGCCGAAACCGTGTCACAAACCGACCAAGTCTTTGCCCCTCGTCCAGCAAATATAGCTGTGACCAAAGGTCCACAAGGCTGTTCGGCGCAGGTGTTCCGGTCAGCCCTACCACGCGGCGCATCAGCGGGCGCACCTGCTTCAATGCTTTAAACCGTAAGGCGCCCGGGGCCTTAAAACTCGAAAGCTCGTCGATAACCACCATATCGAAAGGCCAAGCCGCGCCATAGTGGCCGACGAGCCATTGCACATTCTCACGGTTGATGATGTAAATATCCGCTGGCGTGCGCAACGCGTTTACACGTTTCACAAGAGACCCCAAGATCTTTGTAATACGCAAGTGCTTCAAGTGGTCCCACTTCTCTATTTCAGCCGCCCACGTCTCGTCTGCTACACGCAGGGGCGCAATTACAAGCACCTTGGCCACGTCAAAATAATCGTTTTTCAGCTTGTCTATTGCCGTTAAAGTCGCCACGGTTTTACCCAGGCCCATTTCCAAGAACAGCCCAGCGTACGGGTTATTGATAATATGCTCCGTGGCGTGCGCTTGGTAGGCGTGTGGTGTGTAGATCATACTTCCACCAGCCTTTGCCGCAGCCAGCTAATAAAATCGGCTAAGCTCCCCGAGTCATCAACAACAAACACCGCATGGCCTAAACCGGCCAGCTTTGCTGCGCGGCAGCGTTGCAACTTCGATTGTCTTCCTCCCGGAGCCTTCATCTCGACAAACACACATAAGCCCTTCGGTAGTAACACGAGCCTATCCGGCATCCCTGTGTAATACGGCGATGTGAACTTGATAGCCTTGCCGCCAAGCTTTTTCGCCGCTTCGCATAGTTTTGCTTCTATGTCTTTTTCTCTCATTTTCCAACCCTTCGTTCGATACGCCACACCGCCACACCAAAAAACGGTTTCTAAGAGTTAATAACGATTAGGCGATTTAGACTATTGCTTTTTGCTGATTTTCACTCTCTAAACTCCCTAATTCAATTTAACTCTTTTTTTTATGTTTTTGGTGTGGCAGTGTTGCATTTGATAAAAAAACCAGTAAAATCAACGTTTGCAGAG